CACCAAATCAGCCCATGTTGAGTTATTGGCTGAGTGTTGGACTTTGATTGTTGCCGCACCATTACGAGTATTAGTCGTAACATGCAGATGTGCAACGCCACCATTTGTGCTAGAGGTAGTGTTGTCAACGCTAGTGTTAGCAGTAACTGAGGAAACGGTTTGAGAGCCAGCAAGAAGCACTCCACCATCAAAGCCGCCTACTGTTCCGCTTGCTTGAGCCTCAGCAGAAATAGTTACCATGTCGGCAACTGCTGAAGCAATCTCATAAGAAGTTTCATCGGTATTAATTAATTTTGCTCTGCGACCAATTGTGGCGCCTTCAGTAGCAACAGTAATAATCTTTTTTGAAGATGAACCAACGGCGGCTTCAAGAACTTCATCGATGCCGTCTGTATCTCCAGCCCAAAGTCCTTCAAGACTAATACTGCCATCTTTCATTCCGATAGCATAAGTTTTATTTGCTGAACCAAATGTAGTTGTTTCAACTGCCTCTGCCATTGCTGTTGTTGTTGCTGAATTAAAATAAGTGCTCAAGTCATACTTATCAAAAAGAACAACTGTATTTTTACCATGACGAAATGTAGGCATTATTTATCCTCTCCTTCAATAGTTGCGGCTGTTTCAAGAATTACTTTTTCTTCTTCAGCGCTTATTCCATCAGAAAGGTCAATTTTAGAAAGAGCATCTGTTGTTACTTCTTCTACTACAGGCTCGACAACAACAGGTGTTTCTTTAGTTGTTGGTTTTTTATCTAATGATTCAATTAGGTTTTGTTCTAAAAGCCATTTAATAGAATCACCGGGCAAGTCAGATACAATCTCGCCTGCTTCAACACGCTTGTTAGGCGGATAATCAATTCCAACCACTGCACGATACTGGGCCATACTGCCTCCTTTGGACAGATAAGAACCCCAATACCACTTGGTCACTAGGACTCGACAACGGCTGGGGTCTCTAAGGACTCGGTTAAATAAAGAGTATCACTCAGTTCTGTTTTTCTTTAACTGACGCTCGGCTCTTTCTTGTTGAACCATAGTTAAAGTTAAGAAGTAACCAATACCGTCAATAGCATTATCTATTTTCTGTCCATGGACTTCCCTAGCAATCTTTACTCCAACCATACAAAGAGCCACTTGTTCGGCAGTTACAGGAAAGCCTAGAATTGCCTCCCATATCTTTCCTGCTCTTGTGAAGTCATCTAAAGGATGTCCGTAATCGTTTTGTCTATCGCCACTTACTAATCGAACGGCGTAGTCGGCAATATCTTGTGGTGTGTTCATAGTATTTGTAGGTCCGCTACTTTCTTTTCGGGATATGTTGCGAAGGTCAGAACTCCTGGTTCGCTGTGTTCTCCTGTTGTTACTCTGAACCATTCCGAGCCTCCGTCTAGTGCTGGTGCTTGAAGCCAATGAACACTTCCCCAATCGGCTTGTCTTAAATGGTGATAATGTCCAGTTACTAAAATGTCGCACTCGCCTATTGGTTGGCGACCTAAAGACATTTTACTTAACCAAGTTTTTAATTTTAATTCAGCAGTAGAACCTGAACGAGCAGTATGACCATGAGTAAGACCAAGAATCCAACCAGCCGTTTCAACTGTAAGAGATAAATGGTCAGGCGCCATAATGACCTCAATATGACCGTACGCTTCTTGATTGAAGGCGAGGACATCTTTAACTTGGTCAATAACCGCAAGGTCGTCATTGTCTGCAAGTGTGGTGAATGCTTTTCCATTTGAACTTCGATTCTCTCCGTGATTGCCACCTACGGCTATTAATCGAACTTTATCAAAGTGTGGAGACCAAACACGGATTGCCTCAAGGAGTAATGTTCGAACTGCATTAACTTGTCCTCGTCTATCTAAGTCCACTCCAAAGGTTTGCATTTCATAATGTCCTAAACAGCCTTCTACGCTATCTCCAGTCCAAATTATTTGAAGTGTGCCTAGAGGTCGCTTTAGTCTTTTTAACTCCGCTACACGGCTTAGAACGGCTTGTATGGCACTTAAAACTCGTTGTGCCGTGGCTTCTGTTCCACCGCCTTCAGGTTTGCCTAATTGCCAGTCAGCAAGAACGACATTGAAGACTCCTTCGCCATAAATTATTTCTACCTTCTTGCGTTTATGGTTTTTGATTTCTTCTTTTAACTTATCTAAGTTGTAGTCCGTCTTAGAGTCTTGTATCCGAACTACTTTGCCTTTCCATTGACGATTAAGTACGCCAAGTGGGTCGCCCCAAACATTAAATAAAACTGGTTCGACTACTGCAAAGTAATTAGGGTCCAATCCCCACATACGAAGAACGCCTGTCCAGTCAGGAGCAATTTCTCCTTCCATTGGCAAAGTAGTTACTTCGCCTTCATCCCCTTTCCATTCAATTCCGGGGACCCATTGAGCCTTGCGGTCTCTTTTAGGCGGTTCGTGTTCTTCTTTATCCGCTTGACCAACGAGTGCTTTAACTCGTTCTTCAAAACTCACTTAGCGCACCTACAACCACCAGCACGATGGCGGCGCATAGTTGCTTCACTCATTTTGTAACCCTCGGCTTCACATAGTCGAACTAAATCGACATGGCGAACTCTTTTATCTGCCATAGCGGTTTTAAGAAGTTCTGCTTCTTCGGGAGTTACTGTGGAGAGCATTTGTCCAACAAAACATTCTTGTTGAGTAAATAGTGATGGATTATTTACTAATTTAGTTAAGCCATCTTTAAAGGTGTTGATTGACTGCTTTACATCTTGAGCATTTGAGCGAGTACGGGACTGTGAGGTATTCGGCGAGGATTCTGCCACATCGCCAACACTTGGGAAGTTCGTCACGATTAGCACCCCTTCCATAAGGGTCTTTGGTTGGCTCGCCCATCGTTATCTTTCTACATACGCTTGAAAGTTAGCGGCGATGCGAGGTCGGTCTTTGTCATCCAATCCTAGAGGAATAGTTGCTCCTAAGGAAGCGACACGCAAGATTTTCGTTGAGGAAATCGTTACATCCGTTAAGTCCGACAGAAGGTCTTTAATTGTCTTAGCGCCATCACGAGCAGTTGGGTAATCATCTCGAGCACCTCTTACAACTACTTGAATGCGAGGCATATCTACATCATAAGGATTACCACCAAAAGATTCTCTTGGTTGCATACCTTCATACTCATACAAAGTAATACAATAATCAGGAGTTGCTGGCATCTTACCTAAAAAGATATTAGTGCCTAAAGTTCCAATAGAATTAGTTTGTAGATAGTCGCCTAATGCTTCAAGTATCACGGCATCATTCCTTTCATGGACCGCTCAACCTTATCAGCAATACGACCAGCAATACCATTAACTTGACGAACTAATGGGTCCTCTAAATACTTTGCTTTTCCGTGTGGGTGATTGGCTTCAAGGTTTTCGTGAACATAGATTGAGTATTCAGTAGCCGAGCCTCCGTAAGTGAGTTCAACATAAACCTCATTACCTCGTTCAAATACGCCTACTTCAGGACGAATACGACCTGAGGCTTTTAGAGCGCCTGTATCAACAGGGACTTCATCTTGCGAGGCGGCAAAGGCTTCTTGTGCTTCGTGCCTTAAAGCACGAGCCGCTACCTTAACTCCTTGGGGTCCTGATTGAGCGAGCGCTTGTTGGAGTCTTCCAAGGTCAGGGAAGTAAATCTCCATTACATACCAAAATAAACAACGGTGTGATGAGCGGTTGCAGAAGTATCGTTAGGTGAATCAATTTTAATAATTACAGGAGTAGCCCCACTTGGTAAAGTCATTTTATGTCCGAGCGTGAGAGTTGAATAATCTCCAGCAAGGTAAGCACGACCAGCAGAAACAATATCTTGACCTTCAGAGTTTTTAACTAATACAACATCATCAACAATACGAGCACGAACACTTATATTTGTTGCGCTAAAAGTTTTCTTTCCGTACTTATCAGTAGAAGAAGTAGCGTTGAAAACAACCGTATCAGGCATCATTTCTAAAAAGTTAGCAGAATCAAAACCTGTTGTTCCTGACCAAGTTGGCATTACTGAAGACTCGTTTCAGCCGTAGTTGAACGAGGGTTATCCATTTGTCCTAAGAAGGCATCTGTGTTGTAAGTCGTAACTTCTCTATCGGCAGTTGATTTGAGAGCCTCAGCATTAGCGACCCAAGAAACTGTATAACGGCGATGGCGGTTAGCACGAATCGTTTTAGCAAGTTCCTTGAAGTTCTGAGATTGAGATGAAAAGGTTTCGTTCAATGAAAGGTCGCCAACAGACTTCGAGTAATCCGCTTTACCTGTGAACTTAGCGGCTAATACATCTGCCGCATTAGCAGCCGCATCATACACATCAGGCCACTCAGTTAAGAGCCAAGCGATTTCCTCGTCCGACATATATTGACGAGTTGAATCGGTATCTTGAATAAGGAAACGAACCTTATCTCGGTCAGAGGTGGCAGGTCCTACATAGGTAAAAGTCATACCCCTATATTACACTCGCCGTCCCCAACTTACCTTGTTCCACGCTCTTTCGTGAAAGTAATAAAGAGTTACTTTTGTTAAGACTTCAACTCCAGCAATAAGGCCAGCGGTAGAAGCCTTCCCAGTAATAATCCAACCAATAAGAAAAGTGTCTGCCGTTCCAGTCGCTCTCCATGTAAAGGCTTTGGCTAAAGAGCGAGATTTAGTTACATTCATAAACCCATTTCCTTACGCTTTTGAGTAGCACTAATAGCCTCAATCTCATCTCCTAACTTAACTTGTTCAATCTTATAGCCAACATCTCGTCCATAAACAATGTTAGTAATGTTAGGAAACTTAACTACCATAGCGTTCTTCATCGTAGGGTCAGCCTCAATAAAGGTCTTTACCTCTTGAAAAGTAAGTGGGTCTTTTTCGCTAGTCTTGTAAGTATTACGAACTCCAAGAACTACTTGGCTTGTTCTTTTAGTTCCTTCGTAATAAAGAGCGTGGTGTCCTTCATGCCAAGGTTGATAACGACCAAGCATAAGAGTAGTCGGTTTGCGCCAATCGTAAAGACCACAACGGAAGATAACTAATTCGGCTTCTTCACTTACAGTCATGCCGTCAGGGATTTCTACATCGAAGTAAGTTGGGTCTTCCCACATTTTGTTTGTATCAACAAAGCGACCTTCTTTAATTCGATTAACCCAAATAAGGTAATCGGGAACACCAAAAGCATCTCTTGTTTCTTGAGTAGGACAAATAAAGTCCACAATTACGATTTGGTCTTGCTCATCTAATAGGCGAGCGAGCGCACCTAAGCGCCGAGCGTTCTCGATACGGTCTTCAATAGTAAAAGTTAAATCACTATTTAAATCTGCTCGAACCTTGTCGGCATTAATATGGATTCCATTAACTCTATCTGCAAGTTCGGTAGCAAGCGAGGTTTTACCTGAACCTGCTTGACCTATAATTTGAATTATCATTAGACTCCTTCTATGACTCAGACTATCTATTGGGCGGCTTTTAATCAAGAGCCTACACCTGATTTAGAACTTAAGTCGTTGGTTCGACATATTGCTAACACTCAAAATAATTATGTCGGCGAGAATCAAATTGCTTGTCCCGCTATAAGAGGTAAGCACGCAAATACTTTTTTTAGCACCTTTCCTTATGACTTAGAGGTTATGTTTGAAGATAAATTAATAACTAATAGGACTGAAGTAATTGAACAACGAACTGGGTTATACGAAAACTCTTATGCTTTTAATTGGCATTACAACCGAATCTTCTTCTCACCAATACCTCAAATAATGGAAACAAGTCCAGCCTTCCTTCATCAGACTTCTTATGCTCAATACGGACACGCACCTAGCGGAGCGTTTGATATAGGTAGATGGTTTAGACCGTCCGTTCCGACTTTTCAATTATGGTCAGGAGTTAAACAGTTCAAAGCCGAAAAAGGCGAAGCGCATTTATACTTTAATTTTCCGTCAGAAAATAAAATTCAATTAAAACAATTCCAAATGACTGAAGACTTATATCGTATTGCTAATGAAAATGTGATACTAAAATTATAT